GTAGCACCCCAGTTGATAGAGCCATCATCCATAACATAAGAGCTAATATCGCCACCATCTGAAATTTGATTATCGTATAGACCCGTGCTAGGATTGTAATCAGAGTAAGAGCTGAAATTACCTGAATCAACTTGGTCAGTGAATGAAGGACCTGTAATACCACCACCACCACCTGGTTGAGTACCTGCACCGAATAAGGCATCATATTGTGCCATCGTGCCTGGTTGCTTCTGTCTTAGAGTATCAATACCTTGTTCAAACATAGGCGCTGAAGAATACCCTTGAACACCACCTGCAAAGGTTTGTGCTTGTGGCATGCCTTGATATGCTGTAAGTTGTCCTGGTTGGGAGAGACCAAACGCCTCTGCCGCACCGATATTAGCTTGTGCCGCTACCTGTTGAGTGGGGTTGAATGCTGCTACATCAGGACCATACCAAGGCATGTATCCCATACGCTGTATATCTTCTGCTCGTGCAATATTTCTAATTGCAGGCTCTTCCATCCACTTAGGTATTTCTTGTGCGCTTGAACTACTTCCGCCTTTTCCACCACCACTCATACTAAAACTCCTTTCCTAAAATAACGAGTTGTTCTTTCCAACCGTATTTGTCTAAAATCTTTTTCCACCCTGGACGACCTGCTATGGTCATTCCTTGGCATCCTTGGGTCTTAGCCCATTTTACCGCATCTGCGTGCATATCTGTAATCTGTTCAAGTTTCCCACCTGCCAAAAAGACGTGTAGGACTTTCTTCTTAGGATACACTACTATCTCTGTTACCGCACAGCCTTTTTCACCGCTCCAAAGTTGCATACTTCCTTTTAGAACACCTTCAACCACATCAATAAAGTCATGTGTGTTTCCACCCTTGTCTAAAGCAGACTGTATCCACTCCTTACATCTTATTAATTCTTCTTGTACATTCACGTTGTTACCTCAACTATTGATAGAGTAACGCTCGGTGTAGATGGTGCAAATGATGTTGCGGTATTATTCTCTAACCATGCTGCCACATCATCAGTCGCCCACATTGCTTGCAAATAATCACCTGCGCTTACTGTAAATAATCCGTTTCTTGATGCAACTTTCTTCTGACCATTCTCGTGAAGTGTAGTAATAATAGTTGAATGCTCTTGAGTTGTACCGTTTATCTTAGGAAAGAAATACACTGTCTTTGTAGAAGCATTTGAAGATGCTAATGTTGCATGAAAGTTTATATAAAATGTTCCGCCTTTAGCAAAATCAATTCTTGTTGAGTCGCTACCATTAATAGAGATATTGTTATTAGCGCCTATATTATTCCAAGTAATGCCATAAGCAGTATTTATAACACTTGCAGTTTGACTTGTTGTACTATAAACGTAAGCATGAGAGCCACTATTAGTTCCACCGCCTAAACCTAGTGGAATCCATTCTCCATCAATAGACACTACAGGGTTCTTATCACTTCTATCCCACATCAAGATACCATCGTCTGATGCTGATTCACCGCTTGTAAGGCTTCTTAGTTTATCTCTAGTAGTTGCTAAGAATGAGTTAAGCCTTTCGCCCCACGCTTTCCAATCAGTTCCTAGTGGCGCAGGAGGTTGTATCATCGCTTACCGCCTGCCCTTGCTTCAATTCTCATTACACCTGAACGCCAATCATCTGTTCCTGTGCCTTCAACTCTTAATCTAATCTGACGACCTGTAAATCTTAATGATGTTGGGTTGCCTGTTGAATATGGTCCGTATGTACGCTCTGTGTCATTAGGATGGAAACGTGTCTTAAACGTAACATTAACCTCACCTTGAGTCTTTTCATCAGGGATAAGTTGTGATACCTTCATTACACCGTCACCGTTGCCTAAGCTAATAGGTCCTGATTCAGCATAAGGCTTCAATGTTCCGTGAACACTACCCGTTTCATGGTTGTATAGGTTTCCACTTGAATCTGCCCATATAGGCGTACTGAATACACCTCTATCAACACAAGCAGTTCTATCAATCTCTCCAAATGACCAAACACCCTCTTTGTAATCTAACGAGATGTATCTATCGTTCTCAATTGATGAGCCTGAAGGATAAAACCACCATATCTCACCGTGTTGAGTGTTATTAACCGCAGACACCTTAGTAATTTGGTCGTAGTTAATGTCTTCAAACACGTAGTCTAATACATCACATTTAATCTCTTTAGCAACTGAACCATCGAAAGTAAAGAACCCTCTATGCCCCATCCAAAAAGCGCCTTCATCAATAGAGACTAATGCCTTTCGTGATGCAATGCCACATGCTGTACCAACTTTCTCAAAGCCATATACATAAGGAGGTCCTGAGTATGTTGCGATATGAGCATCGTTATCAGTCAAAATAAGCGTTCTACCTCTAACAGGTATTCCACACATGATACGTCCTGTGGTTTGCAACTCCATGTCACCTGCCTCATTCGTAGCGCTTGGTGTCCAATCAGTATTGTCTTCTCTATCACACCATTGAACCTTTCTAGGGTTTCCGCCTGCTGCTAATGCAAATACAAATCTCTCTTCTGTTACAAGCATTGAAGCGTTTGATACAGGAGCGTTAGTTAATGCTGTAGGTAATACTGATGTGTTTAACTGCCATTCATATATCTTGCCATCTTTAGATGAACATGCTAATAGGTATTCACCCCATGAGTCTAGTGACCATGTTGTGGCTTCATCATATACACCTGTGTTTGGTCTTTTAGTTCCGAAGAATCCTGTGCCATAGAATGTTCCACCATACGATAGATTCTTTGTAGCGTTTTGGTCTCCTGAAGTTAATCCTACAGGTGTAATATCACTAACAATACTCGATTCTGTTAATGAGTATAGCTTGTTGTATGTTCCTGCTGAAATGTGTGAATCAGCACTATTATCTGCCCAAGTAACAATACCTCTTGGTGGTGCTGCGAATGCTGATGTTTTTCTACTTACCCAACCACCAACAGGACGTAATGAACCATCTTGCCATCTAACAAGGTGAGTATCTCTCCAACGGTTAGATGATTCGAACTCTGTTCCGTTTCTGTAAACACCTGCGGGTAATTGTAATGGTATTAAACTCATGCTGCTATCTCCGTCCAACTATCTGATGATGGTGTAATGTTTGTCCATGACTCTGAGCCTTCAGCTATCGATTCCCACTTCTCTCTACCAATGGCTAAAGTTCCTGATGTCATGCTTGTCGAAGCGCCTGAATGTTGCACTCTATTACACGTTGCCGTGATACTTGCTACAGGTGAAATAGTAGATACACCTATTGCTGTGTAGTATGCCGTAGCAGTGAATGTAGCATTTACGCTTACTGTAGAAGATGTGTCTTTAACTCTTACACAAGCGCCTGTAGTTGTACAAGCTGATGACATAGAGCCACCACTTTCTACAGTCTTAGCACCATCACAAGATGTAGAGGAGCTTACTGATGTGCTAGCTGAAGCACTTACTACCGTTACACCTACCGTAACAATAGATGAGTCTCCCATCACTATTGCACCTGACTCTCTTACTCTCTGACTATCTGCCGAAGCAGAACTCGTCATTGTAATAGGTACTACACCTTCTTCAAGGTCCGCTGTTGAGTATGCTGCTTGACCGTATTTAAACGCTCCGTATAGCATCTTAGTCTAGCGTTATATCTAGGTCAGCATTAGGAACACGGAACACATCACCTGAGTCAATAGTCTTAGATGTTGTAAGTGCAGCGTAAGCCATTAGGTTGCCTGATGTTGAAGCATCAAATACACCTACGTGAGTTACTGTACCCCAAGAAGCGCCTGCTGTTGGAAACTCAACCGCTGCGTTATTTGAAGTTGTGTTGCCTGATGTAGTGAATGCGACTGATTGACGAACGTAACCTGTGCCTGATACTTCCGTACCGCCACCTGTCTCACCTGGTGCTGCTGTGTATAAAGCCAAGTAATGCGTGCCTGGTGCTGTGTAAGCTGCGCCTGCGAATACATGGTCTAAGATTTCTGTTTCTAAAAAGTTTGTAAATGACATTATCCTTGTCCTCTGATTTTAAGTTTTAAGCCTGAGCCACTAAATCTAGCAATCTCAGATGCTTCGTTTAATCGTGACACAGAAGCAGAATACATCTGCGCCCATACTGCGATTCTCTCGTCTTCTCCTAGATACGGTGCTGAATGTAGTAGTGCGCCATAAAGGTACACATCAGGTGCTTCTAGTAAAAGCCAATTATCAGCATTACTTGAACTAAGAGCAGTTGTCTTGGCGTAGTAAAGCAATTCTGTGTTCACTTCAGCAGACGGTGTTGGATAGAACTGAAATTGTCCATCTGCGTGTGTGTAATGTGTTGGTGTTCCTATAGCATCATTATTAGAGGCTCTCTTGTCTGCCATAGCCGCTCTTGATATTAACTCAAGAGGTGATGTTCCGTTGTCTGTGATGTGAAACCTAATAGTCTCCATCCAATTAGCAGGAACTTGTGAATACTCATCACTAGCACTCTGTTGACCACTAGCTCTAGTCTCCATCTTCCAATGTCGAATATCTCTGTTAATCTGTGCTTCTGACAATGCGATGAAGTTCTCGATAGCCGATGTTAAGTCGTCTCTGTTTAAGAAGTCTGCTATTGCTGATTTTAGCGTTGTGAATGTATTAATTGCCATAGTTACCCTTTGTGAAAATGCTCTTTTCTCTCGCTCTTCTACGGACTAAGCCATTGCTAATCTTACCACCTGCTTTGACAAATCCTATCTTAGGGTCGAACGCTTCTTTCAAGAATGTCTTTATATTACCATTATTTAACGCTTTTAGGGCATTAGATTTAGCAAATGCGCCTTCACCTACATTATAGACTAATGATACTAGAGCATTCCTTTGGTCTTCATTTAAATCTATCTTAACCAATCTGTCAACTGCTTTGTTTGCCTTGACTAATTGTGAGTTCAGCGCCTTAGATGCCTCTGCCTCTGTATCTTGTGCAAGTAAACCTGACTTAGTGCCATAACCTTTAGCCTTATGACCTACATCATCATATTCTGTGACCTTGGTATTTCCCACTCTTAGTGGGTCGTTTTCCATCATCTTAACGAATTGAGATAGTTTATTGTTAGGCTTCCATGACTTGACGTTGTTTAGGATGCCGTCTTTAACAGGCTCTTCTTCT